TCTGACTATGCGCGTATCGGCAAATACCGTCCATACGACAGCGGCTCACTGAGCCCCAGCCGGCGAGATCGGGTGAAGCTGGTTGAGTGCTGGTATCGTGAGCCCACTCGCCAACAGGTGATGAGGGGCGGCCCCATGGATGGTCTCGAGTACGACGATCAGGACACCGAGCACCAGGACGCTATCGAGAATGGCGCCAGTGTTTACGACGCCCTCGTTATGCAGGTGCGAATGGCCATCTACACCGATGCCGGACTGCTATACGAAGGCGCCTCACCCTATCGCCATGGTCGCTTCCCCTTTGTGCCCGTGTGGTCCTATCGGCGCAGTCTCGATAATGCCCCCTATTCGCCTATCCGTGTGATGCGTGATAGCCAGGACAGTCTCAATAAGCGTGGCTCCAAGGCGCTGTGGATACTCTCTACCAACCAAATCGTCATGGAAGAGGGCGCCGTCGACGATATCGAGGCCCTGCGCGATGAGGCGGCCCGCCCTGATGCTATTATCGTCAAGGCCCGTGGCAAAGAATTCGTTATGCAACGGGACGTGCAATTGGCTGAGGAGCATCTACGGCTGATGGATCGCGACGCTATCGCGATTCGTAATGGCGGCGGTGTCACCTCCGAGAATCTGGGACGTGAGACCAATGCCAATAGTGGCAAGGCCATCATTGCGCGCCAGGATCAGGGTGGTGTGGTCACGTCCGAGCTGTTCGACAACCTGCGGTGGGCGGTGCAATGGGCGGGCGAACTCGAGTTGAGCCTAGTGGAGCAATTCTTCACCCAACAGAAGACGGTGCGCCTGGTCGGTGACCGCGGCAATTCCTCATTCGTGAACATCAACGAGCCCGATCCGGAGACGGGTGAGGTCCTCAACGATATCACCGAGACCAAAGCCGATTTCGTGGTCAGTCAGCAGGACTATCGCGATTCACTGCGCATTGCCATGTTCGAGTCACTGATGGAGATCGTCTCGCGCATTGCGCAGATGAACCCAGCGGCGGCCATGAATATGCTTGATCTGGTCGTGGAGATGGCGGACATACCCAATCGCGATGAGTTGGTCAGCCGTATTCGGCAACTGAATGGCCAGCGGGACCCCGATTCCGATCCGAGCCCCGAAGAGCAGGCCCAGATGCAGCAGCAGGCCCAGATGCAGCAGATGCAACAGCAATTGCAGCAGGAGGGCGCCATGGCCGAGCTGGCCCGACTCAAGGCCGAGGTGGCCAAGTTGGGTTCTGATGTCGAAAAGAGCCAGGCCGAGAGCATCAACAAGCGCCTCGAGGCCATGTACAGTGCCCTGCAGTCGGCTCAGATCGTGGCCCAGGCGCCCGGTGCGGCGGTCATGGCCGACAAGATCATGACCGGAGCCGGCTTCAATCCCCAGGGTCTGGCCCCTGAGCGGCAGATGATCCAGCAAGGCGCCGCTGCCATGCCGCCCACTGAGCCCGTAGCAGCCCCACAGCCGCCTCCAGGGCCAGCCCAAGGCCTTACCCCACCTCCACCTCAGCCTACCGATCCCAGCCCGTTTGAGGGCCAACGACAGGGCATAGAGACCCCCACCAATGACGGCCTGATCGGGCCGGGAGTTTAAGATGAGAAAGAGAGAGCCGATTGGCGATGAGCCCGATGGCCCCGGCCCCGATGAGGTGGAGGGTGATTACACGCAGACACCCCGCAAGGCGAAGCCGTCCGCGAATGTCGCTATCGATAACGTCGTGGGTAGCACGACCCGTGTCCCTGATACCCGAGCGGCCATGAATCGTGACCTGATGACTAATGCGCCAACTCCGGCGCCTCAAGCCCGCAAAGCCCCGGCTAAAGCGCCAGCCTCGGCGCCTACCACACCGAAAACGGATACCTGGGCGGGAGTGCGCGCCGATCTGCTGGCTAATGCCAAGGCGGATGCAGCATCCAAAGCCCTGGCCGAGAAGAAGCGCCAGGAGGCCGAGGCCTTTAGCGCCAGTCTCAAGGGAGCTACCAAGCGCAGCAGTACTGGTTACGATTCGTATAAGAGTTTGATGGGAGAATGAGCACCATGAATGTTGAGGATCTCGAGGGTTTGTCAGAGGAAGAGCGTGCCGCATTGGAAGACGATGAGTATGGCGATGCCCCGGATGGCGAGGACCTCCTAGAGGATGAGGCCCCCGAAGAGGATGAGGCCCAAGAGGAGGCCCAAGAGGAGGCCCCTGAAGAGGATGAGGCCCCCGTCTACGAGAAAGAGTTCATCCCGGTCTATACCGCCGATCCGGTGGCCGACTATGAAACCCGCATGAAGCAGATCACCGAGGCCAATCGTGAGATTGCCGCCGGCTACGAAGCGGGTGACTTTGACCTCGAGGAATACCAACTCCGGCAACGTAAGCTGACCGAACTCGAGTGGAGCCTACGGGAAGCCAATCTCAAAGCCAGTTTGGCGGCTGAACAGCAACAGCAGAGTCTGGCTCAACGCTGGCAGTGGGAGCAAGATCGCTTTTTCTCGGTGGGTGCCAACCGCGCCTACCGGGAGGACCCCATTGTCGGTGCAGCGTTCTCGACGGCCGTGCAGTCACTGGCGGCCAATGCCGAGAACGATAGCAAGCCGATGGCCTGGTTCCTCGAGGAGGCTGATCGCATCACCCGGTCCCGCTTCCGCCTGGGTAATGAGCCGGTAGCAGATAACGTGCGGCCGATCCGCAAACGTCCGACTGCGCCCCCAACCCTGGCGGGTGTACCTGCGGCGGCCCTGCCGGAGACGGGTGAGCCTGACGAGTTCGCCAAGCTCGATCGTATGAGCGGCATGGAGTTGGAGCAGGCCCTGGCCCGCCTCAGCCCTGCCGAAGCGGATCGTTACCTGATGGATCGCGTCGCCTAGCGTGCCTACGTTCCACGACCTTGGGCTCGACGAGACTCTGCGTCTCGTTGGGCTCGGTAGCGCCGAGATTACTCTCCGCTATAAGTCGGGGCGACTCGCTAGACTTGAGATCAACGCCGACCCCGGTGTTGAGATCAAATCCGAAAAAAAGATTGATCTAAATGCTAGCCGTCGCCGCATCATTGGCGTGACCCGATCAGGTTAAGCGCGCAGGAGTGTGCCCTGAGAGTCCATCAACCACTCTTGGAGTACATTCCATGGCCAAAACTATCGTTGGTGTCGGCGATGCCAAAGCCGTCAAGCGATTCTCCGCTTTCCTGGCGGTTGACGTCGGTCGTCAATCCTATTTCAATCGCAAGTTCATGGGTGTCGGCGAGCAAGCGCAGACCCCTCTTCAGACTCTCCCCCATCTCGAGAATGATGCCGGCGATCAGATCAGCTATGACCTGGTCATGCAGCTTAAGATGCGCCCCATCCAGGGTGACGCTAACCTGCGTGGAAATGAAGAGGATCAATACGAAGGTCCCCTGAGCGTGTAAACGCCCAGTGCAAACTCCGTGAATTGCTGGAACATCTGTAGAATGGTAGAATTCTACAGACAATCAGCAGCCAAGCGGAGCGCAAGTGAAGACCTGTACCAAGTGCAAGCAAACCAAAGATCTATCTGAATTCTATGTTTACGTTAGTGGTAAGCGCCCCGGACTCGTTCTCGCACGATGCAAGTCGTGTGAGTCCGAACGTATGCGCGATTACTACTCCCGGAACAAAGATAAGAAACGCCTTTGGTGTGCTAACCGGTATCAGCGTCTCAAAGACGATGTTTTCAATGCCTATGGCGGCTATCGATGTCAATGTTGTGGGGAAACGGAACCCCTATTCCTCACGATTGACCACGTCGACGGTCGAGGGTCCCACCATCGCCGAGAGCTGTCAGGAGATGGCTACCGGGACGCAAGTGGGTATAAGACCTACCGGTGGCTTGAAAACAACGGATTCCCAGAGGGATTCCAAGTCCTGTGTGCAAACTGCAACCAAGGCCGTTATCGAAACGGCGGTTCCTGTCCACACCACTCGCGCTCTGAAGGTTCAACGACTATCCCGAAAGGGAGTACACAGCAAGCAAACGGCTGTGGAAGTGCGGAGCAACCAGAGAGCACATCTGGTTGATGATATAGTCTGCCCTGCCGGGCGACCGGTAGCTGCCCAATTCTGGGCGGGTGTGGAGTTGCGTACCACATCGAACTTTCGGCTGAAATTCTACACTGATTCCCTCTACATCGACCAACTGCGCGGCGGTGTGAATACCGGCGGTAAGATGAGCCGCAAGCGTACGATTCACGACATGCGTGATATCGCCCGTAAACGTCAGTCCGAATGGTGGGCGCGTCTATTCGACGAGACGATGTTCATGTACCTGTCGGGTGCCCGTGGCATCAACGCCGACTACATCGAACCGACCACCTTCACCGGCTATGCCTCCAACAGCTTCGTAGCCCCCGACTCGCAGCATCTCCTCTACGGTGGTAACGCCACCGCGAAGAACGATGCTTCGTTTGATTCCGCTGACAAGATGTCTCTGAGCCTGATCGATAAGGCGCTGGCTCGCGCCGAGACTCTGGGTGGTGGTACTTCGGGTGTCCCCAGCCTCGAGCCGTGTAAAATCGACGGTGAGCCCCACTACGTCTTGGTGATGCACCCCTGGCAGGAGTACGACGTTCGTACCAGCTCTTCGACCGGGCAATGGTTGGATATCCAGAAGGCGGCGGCTGCCGCCGAGGGTAAGAACAACCCGATCTTCAAGGGTGGCCTAGGCATGTATAACAACGTCGTGCTGCACAAGCACAAGGGCGTTATCCGCTTCAGTGACTACGGTAACGGTAACAATGTTGCTGCCGCCCGCGCCCTGTTCCTGGGTCGCCAGGCCGGCGTTGTTGCCTTTGGATCTCCCGGTACTGGTTTGCGCTTTGACTGGCATGAGGAGATGGAGGACCGTGGTAATCAGATCGTGATCACCACCTCCAGTATCTTCGGTGTCAAGAAGACCGCCTTTACCATTGCCGGCACCAGTCGCGACTTTGGCGTTATCGCGCTTGATACCGCTTGTGCTGAACCCGTCTAACCTTTGAGGATCTATCATGGCCTACTATAAAACGCTTCAGGCTTTGGGTACTGTCCCCATGCCTATCCCCACTGGTCCGGGTGTGGTGGCTTGCCGTATGAGCTACACCTTCGGGGCCGCCTTCGCCCTCAACGAGCTGCTCGAGTTGGGCACTCTTCCAGCTAACTGCGTTCCAGTCGATTTCATTGTGGACACCGATGATCTTGGCACTGCTGGTGCTTTGAGTCTGGGGGTGATCAACAGTGGTAAGACCGACCTTGACGGGACCGCCTGGGCTACCGCCATCGACGTGAATACGGCAGCCGCCGGTATTCGCGCCACGTCAGCGCAGTTGCTGCTGATGAACAGACTGGCTCCGTCCTCCGATGATCGGGTCATCGGATTCAAGGCCACCACAGCTACTACTGCGGCGGGTACTCTGGGTCTCACCCTGTTCTATCGACTCGCTTAACCTTGATAGTCCTGGGGGCTCACGCCCCCAGGGCCGGGATGCACCATGCGAATACAATGTCTATTTGGTACCCCCGAGGTCTACATGGGTGGTATCACCTACCAGTTTACGGATGAGAATGATCGTACCTGCGATGTCATGGAAAAGTCTCACCAGGAAAGATTCTTAGCCAGCGGTATCAGTTACCGCGAGGTGGTAAGCGACGAGGTCCCCGTAGTTAAGGAGCCCGCACGTCGGGTCAAAGTCCGTCGTTTCGTACCCGTTCCGCCTCAAGCTGATGTCACTCATGAGGGTGTTGAGTGAACACAGCGCTTGACACCTTTTTGCCGATGGTCCGGGGCCGCCTTGGCGGCTGCCCGGAATCGATCATGCTGGATGGCATCCGCGATGCCTGCATTGAGTTCTGTCGGCGCACTAAGCTGCTCGTCGAAGACGTTGATCTAGACGTCGTGGCAGGCGAGCGCACGGTGGAACTGATACCTGATGAAGGCACCGCCTGGGATGTTCTCAAGGTATGGCGCAGTAGCGGTGAGGTCCTCACCGCCAGCAACCGCCAGGACGTCGCCGATATGGGCTATGACATCCAGATAGGCACCCCCCGGTGGTACTACCTCGAGGGTGATGGTCTGCTAGTGTTAGGGGCCTACCCAGATACTAACGAAACACTGAAGGCCCGGGTGACGCTGGCCCCCAAGAGCACGGCCACGCGAGTCCCCGAAGTGTTGTGGACTGACTACCGTGAGCCTATCTGCGCGGGTGCTAGAGCCTGGGTCAGACGTCATTATGGTGCCTGGGCGGAACGGCAAGCGGAGAACGACGATCGTGAGATGTTCGACTCCGGAGTCTCCCAGGCCAGCTATAGCCGTGCGCAAGGTGGCGCACGAACTCCCCTACACACTCGCGCCCATTCTTTCTAATCGGAGCCGGACATGGCAAATACTCTTTGCAGCACGATCATAGCCAGGGCCAATACCCTCCTACAGGATACCAACCTGCGTTGGACGGAATCGGAAAAGCTGGACTGGTTGAACGAGTCCTATCGGGCGATTGCCTTGCTGCGACCCGATGCGTCGATGAAGACAGCGAGTCATCAGTGTTCTGGTACCTCCAAACAGGTGCTCACGACTGACGGCTCGATGCGACTGCGGTCGGTAACCCGAAACCTGGGGGCTAATGGCACTACCCCCGGTCGGGCTATACGACATGAGCAACAGAGAGTATTAGACGACCAGATACCGAGTTGGCATACGGTAGCGGCGGCTACGGGTGCGGGGGCACAGTTTTACATTCATGACCCCATGAACCCTCTGGTGTTCTATCTGTATCCGACTCCTCCTAGCGGTTGGTACGTTGAGACGGTATACACGGCGGCTCCGGCCACTAACACCACATTGAATGACCCGATCGCTCTGGATGAGATCTATGTACCTTGTATTTTGGATTATGTCTGCTATCGGGCCTACTCCAAGGATGCGGAATACACAGCTAACGCGCAGTTGGCCCAGGTTTACTACCAGACATTTGTCAGCAAACTTCAGACCAACATGCAGGTCGCCGTGGCCGGGGCGCCGGCAGACGACGGTAAGGTTACCGTGTAGGGGCCTTGAGTACGCCAATGACATCTTTTAACCATCCCGCCTGACACAGGAGAGACTCATATGCCTACTACAGGCGCTTTTACTAACCACATGGAATCCGAGATTGTTCGGGTGTTCCTTCAGAAGGGCAGCGTTACTGGCCCGGACCTCTTTATCGCCCTGTTCTCCGCCGATCCCGGGGAAGCCGCTGGCGGTACGGAGTGCAGCTACACTAATTATGTCCGCAAGCCGGTCACCTGGACTAACCTTGATGGTAGCGGGCAAACGGCTAACGTGGGGCAAGTAGACTTCCCCGGTAACGGGGACGTTAGCCCAGCCACAGTTACTCATATTTGTGTGGTTGATAACGTCACTCCGGGTGTGGGCAACCGTTGGCTTTATGCGGAACTCTCAGCACCCAAGACATTGAGCCAGGGGGATACCTTGAGCTTCGCCCCGGGGGCCATCGTCTTCGTTCTCAACTAAGCTCTAGCTACACCCGCCGATGATGCTGAACGGCTTCACGGTTAACGGTTCCGGGCGCGCCCTTTGGGTGCGTCTGGCGACCGCGACCGCGTTTGCGACGGCGGCTTCTGTCTCTGCGACCTATTCCTATCAGCAACGGGGAACGGTCGCTGCCCAAGCGGGAGCCACGGCCACCTTGGTGGCCACGAAGACGACACGCGCCACTGCCAATGCTTCGGCACTGGCACTGGGATCGTTGGTGTCCATTAGGCATGTTAACGGTGGCCCGGTATCAGCGACCGCTACGGCGACGGGGGTAGCCTCCCGCAATCTCGTTGTCCAGGCGCAGGCGCAGGCCGGAGCAGGGGCTACGGCGTTACCCGCCCTGGTGGGCACGATTGGTTCATCCAATGCCACAGCTACCTGCGCCACCAATAACCCAGAGGCAGTTAGGGGTCAGCACAGTCTAGGCAGTGCCACGGCAGATGCTACCGGAGTTGCAACGGGTGACGTCGCACGTTACGGGCAGTTAGCGGCTAGCCTAGCTGGCATCACCTACACCCGCGCCGAGACAACTTTGCAGTTAGCGGGCGAGACCATTTGGCGTCATGAGGGATTCGTACCTGGGGCGACAGCCACGGTAGATGCGGCACTCGTCGATGATTTGATCATACGGTGGGCGCGCATAGGGAGTTACAGCCAGGGTCGGGCCGAGTCCCTATCTGCGCATCCTACCCAAGGGCAGTTTGCCCGTAGTAGTGCGTCTAGTTTGGCGACGGGGACAGTAGCACCCAAGCGTACGTTCAAAGTGGCAGCAGCGGGGTCGTGTGGGGCTACCGCACAGGCGCTAGCGGTGCGTAATATTCCCACGACAGCAGCTCAGGGCACTGCAACAGCATCCGCCTGGAACGTCGTTAAGCAGCGTTATGTGGTCACCGCGACGGCGACGGCGGGGGTGGTAGCTACCCTGGCGGAAGTGGATATTAAGCGGGCTGCCCGTGCCCAGGCTAGCGCTGATGTATTGGGGAGCGCCACACCTGCGGATCTCTACTATGCCACCTCCATAGCTACGTTGGGATGCGCGTCTCTCCCCCTGTGGGTAAGCCAGGACCATGCGGCGTCGGTGATGACCGGCACTCTCGCGGGTGCAGAGCTGCTAGAGGCGCATTGGTCGTATCAACACCGTGCGACGGCGGCTGCTATAGCCGAGGCGTTTGCTGAGGTGGCGGTACGGGGTGACCAACCTGCGGTAGCCAGCGCATCCATGGGAGCCGTTGGGCAAGCCTTGCCTTCGGTAGAGCGTTTAGCAACCAGTACCGCCCCTGGGGTGGCTTCTGGCAGTGCGACACCCGCCGATCAGGTGTATGCCGATGTAGTTGCTAGCGCCGCAGTTACCGGATGGTCAGTAGGACAGCTTACACATTGGGAGTCCCTTTACGCCACGGTCGGGACCATTGGCAGTGCCACCTTCGCTGATCAATACTACGCGGCGCTGCTGGCTACGGCTACGGCTACCGGCAGCGTTACCTTCGCTGGCCAACACTACGCGGATCTTCTGGCCACGGCCAGTGTTACAGGTAGGTGTTTCGGTACGAGTTTGGCTAACACCCCAGCTATTGCAGACCACATACTACAGGTAGCCGCAGACCCCCGCGTGATATGGGTTCCCTTCGAGGATCGACGACTGAGAGTGATCGGCTGATGAACTTTGGTACATTCCTTAAACAACCCGCAGAGACACTCGATTACGATCTGGACTACGCCGAGTGGTTAGTCCCTGGGGATCGGGTGGTCGGAGCCAACGTGCTTTCTGAACCCGTAGGATTAGAGCTAGATTCCACTTTTATCGACTCTCCTATCGTTAAGTTGTGGTTATCGGGTGGCACCCATGGTACGACTTACAAGCTGACGATCACTACCACTACGGACGGCGGACGCATAAAACAGGACGAATTCAAGCTCAAGGTTAAGGATCTCTGATATGCAAACTTTCACCAATAACGCCTATGGGTTTCTAGCCAGTGGGGTGTCAGCCGTTGCCACGACATTGGTCCTTGGCACGGGTGAGGGGGCGCGCTTTCCGACGACCAGTGGTGACAACTTCAAGGTCACCCTGATTGCCCTAACCAATGGCCAGGAGACGGCTTGGGAGATCGTCAATGTCACCGGACGTAGCAGTGACACCCTTACCGTGCAACGTGCTCAGGAGGGTACCACGGCCTTGGTATGGCCTAGTCTGACCCGAGTCGAGCTGCGCCTGACAGCAGGGGCTACCGAGAGCAAGGCCAACCTGGGCACAGCCGCCTACACAGCAAGCACAGCTTACGCTCCTGCCGCTCAAGGGGTCACCAATGGCAATAGTCATGATCACAACGGTGGGGACGGCGGACAGATTGCTTACGCCAATTTATCGGGGCTACCGACGCTGGGCACGGCGGCGGCCAAAGACATCCCGGCAACTGGCAACGCCTCGGCAACCCAAGTTGTCTATGGCTCTGACACTCGCCTGAGCGATGCTCGGACACCAACGGCCCATACCCATACCGGCGTTTATGAGCCGGTAGATGCGACAATCCTGCGCAGTGCGGCGGTGGGGGTATCGGTTCAGGGTTATGACTCCGACCTAACGGCTATCGCGGGCTTGAGTACAACTGGGCTGATTGAGCGGACGGGAACGGGCACGGCCAGTACGACCACGGTGACAACCGCAGGTAAAGCCCTGTTAGATGACGCGGACGCTGCCGCACAACGGTCAACCCTGGGGCTTGGTACGGCTGCCACGGCGGCGAGTGGCGATTTTGCTCCGGCGGCTCAAGGGGTAACCAATGGCAATAGCCACGACCATAACGGTGGGGATGGCGGACAGATTGCCTATGCTAACCTGTCGGGATTGCCGACGCTACCGAGTGGCGCCGTGGTGGGCACGACCGATACCCAGACGCTCACCAATAAAACGCTCACTGACCCGGCGCTGATCGGGACTATCCTTGAGGACGTTTACACCATCTCGGATGGTGCGGCCTTTGAGATTGATCCGGGTAACGGTTCCGTTCAACTCATCACCCTGGGCGCTAATCGCACCCCCAAGGCCACCAATTTCGCGGCGGGTGAGAGTGTCACGCTGATGGTGCTGGACGGGACGGCCTATACGCTGACCTGGACCGATACTACTTTTGGCACCTCGGGAGTCGTCTGGGTGGGTGGCACGGCCCCAACGCTAGATACCACCAAGTACACGGTTGTCGAGTTCTGGAAGGTGTCATCTAAGGTGTACGGTGCTTTTGTGGGGTATGCGTAATGCTGGCCCACCAGTTACGACGGGCGACCCCGAAACGACAGCGTCCGAGTTATGTTGGAGGCGTGGCCGCCGGGAGATACACTGCCACGACGCCTGCCGGGTCCGTATCCGTCGATCTGACATCACTGACCGGAGGCATCGCGTCGGCTCCCGCTGCCGGTGATTTGGTGGTGGCGGCGTTTGCTTCCGGCGGGGGGTCGGCCACGGATTTCACGATGGCCATGACCACCAGTGGCTACACCACCGTAGCCGATCTGCGTAGTGCTGATAGCTACTATATAAATCTCGGTGTGTTTTACAAAGTCATGGAGTCCACGCCGGACACCACGGCGCAAGCCGGCGCAACGGCGGATGTAAACTGTCGGGTCTTGGCGGTGCAGGTGTGGCGTGGTGTCGATCCGACCACACCTTTAGATGTAACCAGCATGACGGCGACGGGAGCTAATTCGGGCATCCCTAATGCCCCCGGCATTACCCCATCCACGCCGCTGTCCGTTGTAATCGCGGCGGGGGCGGCGTGTGGTTATATACTATCTCCCTATTTAGAGGTACTGACGGTCCCGTCTGGCATGGCCAATGTATCCGCCAGCATCAGCTCAACTGGATCGGCTAATCTAGCGACGGCGGCGTTAGCCTCTTATGATTGGGTGTCTGGGGCCTATGATCCCGCCGCATTTGGGGGTGGCACCAGCTCAGTCTATTGCGCTTGGGCCGCCGCCACCCTGGCTTTGCGACCTGCTTAGGATTGACCCATGTATATCCGTTTACCCAATAGCTATCCCTTCTTGCCGACACAGTTGCGACAGGAGTACCCAAACACCAGTTTCCCACGCGAGATGCGCGATGAGACACTGGCAGAGTATGGTGTGTTCCCTGTCACTCCAGTGCCAGAACCGAGTTACGATTCGGATGCGGAGAGTCTGGAGGAGGCACCCCCGGCGTTAGTCGAGGGCGTCTGGACCCAGCAGTGGACCGTTCGCACTTTGACTGCGGAGGAGTTGCAGGCGCGGATACCCCAAGCCGTGACGGCTTTGCAGGGGATGCTAGCCATTCAGGCGGCGGGTTTAACCACGGACTTTTTGGCGTGGAAAAACGCTCTCGATCCAGTCGCAGATTTCGCGGTGCTCGCTTTTCTTGAGAGAGCCCAGACCTGGCGTTATGACGATCCTATCCTGAGCGCGGCACTGGTTGCCTTGGGCATCGAGAGCCAAAAAAATGCGCTTTTTACTTTAGCGGCGACATTATGAATACCGATCGGCCCTCCATCCTGGCCTGCGCGACAGCACTTGGTGTAAATGCTTCCCAACTGAGGTTCTGTCATGACTAAGAACGAGGTCCGCTATCTCCAGATCAAGCTCACAAAACAGGGTTTTCCTGTTACTGTGGATGGGGTATATGGGCCAAAGACTCGCGACGCCTATGCGGCTTATCTGGATCAAGATACCAAAGTCCCTACGGTCGTACCCACCGCAGCTAAACCTTGGTGGCAGAGCAAAACGGCCATTTTCACGCTGGCCACCATCCTCGTTTCTATTGCCGCACTGGCGGGGTACGATGTTGATAAGTCACAGCTCATTGAGGTCATCTCTTCAGCACTTACCTTGGTCACAGGTTTGCTGGCGCTGTGGGCTAATGCTCGTCGCAGTGCTCCTATTGATAACTCTATCATTGCTCCCGGGGTGCGGATTACTTCACGCTCCCGTCCAGTGCCACCCAAGAGTGAAACCAATCAACGAGAAGATCTCTTCCCCCACTGACTTTATGTGGGGACTCTACTGTGAGGAAGACTGAAATGCTTGACTGGCAAAAGCGGATGCTCACGGAACGCGAAGAATTGTCCATTAAACTACTTGGGCTTACGGCTTTTCTGTGCGGGCATGAGTTTATGAGGCTCTCAGAAACGGAGCGCGCCTTAATGAGCGCACAACTCCAGCACATGCTTGACTATTATGCGGTGCTTGTTAAGCGTATCTGTTACTACACCCAACAATCTGGCGACTCTAAATGAAAGCCCTGCTAATCTCTACGATCTACAACGCCCTGCGCCTCTATGTTGGTTCAGGATTGTTTGACCGGATTATCGACAAGGTGAGGATGCTCACCGCGCTTGATCTCACGGGTCAGGCCAAGATGAAGCTGGTCTTGGAGTTCGCCCAGTCTGAGTTAGTGGGACTCGGGGAGACTCTGATTCGGGCGGTCGTCGAAGTCTATCTCTTGAAAAGGGGCTGAGGGTGTGCCGGAGGCAGTGTCTCATGGGGATGTAACGATAGGCACTATTCTATCCAGAATAGATGCCGCTGATCGGTCGCTAAACGAACTCCACAGTCGTATGCGTGAGGCCGTCAACCGCATTGACGGACTGTCGCTACGGTCAGAGGATTACAAGGGTCGTATGCTGCTCCTAGAGGGTGAACATCGGAACTGTCACAACCGCCAGTCGGAGACGGTGCAACGGGTAGAGTTGTTGGAAAATAAGCTGGACGACTTGAGATCCAATCTCAAGAAAGTGATTGAGGGTCAGATGGATATCCTCAACAGCAACGCCACTACCCGCGAACAGTTCTCCGCTGTCCTGGCTACGAAGGACTCCCAGCACACCAAGCGCATGGAGTCTATGCGGACCCTCATCTACATCGGTGGCGGGCTAGTCCTCCTGGCTACGCAGATGTACGCCCGCTGGGATGGTCACGACACCCTGGTTGACATGCTCGTCAAGCTGTTACTCGGTGGTCCCCAGCCGTGAGCCTGCGCCTCAAAGCCCTACTAATCCTCTGGGGTATTGAAGGCGCTACCCTGCTAGTGGTCATCCTCTCTTCGGCTGGCTATCTCTATCGTGATGGCATTGGGGATATCGAGCTACGCGCCCGCGAGACGGCGCTCCTCCTGCGGGCTCTGCTCACTGAGCCTATGTTGGTGGCCAATCCTGAATCGGTCAATGAGATCGCTAGCAACGCCTTTTACGACCTATTCGCCATTGATCAGATCCACGTCACCAACACCGAAGGCACGGTGGTAGCCCATCGTCAGCGTGGGCATGACATCACCTCAGATAACCACATCCATATCAGCTCTCCCGTGTTCCTGGGTGAGACCTGTTTCGGTCTTATTGATATCACCTACTCGACTGAGAACGCTCTAGTTGATGCGCGAGAACACGTCTGGGTGCTAGGCTCGTTTGCGCTGTTTGGAATGGCTTGTTCGGGGCTGATCACCTGGCAAGTGCTTACCAAGAGTATCTACGTTCTGGAGGAGTTGAACACGGGTGTTGTCGCCATGGTGACCGGCTATCCTCCAGAGCCAGTAGCGGGCTACAACAAAGATAACGAGCTTGGCAAGCTGGTCGCCAACTATAATACGCTGATAGCCACGCTGCACCGGAGACCGCTATGGGAGACATGACCAAGAATTTCAGTCGTCACGATTTTCCATGAAAGAAAACCGCAAAACGAGCCACCGTTTTGCGGCTTAACCAGTACCAACCTAGTAGGAGGTTGATGTGGCTATGAAAAGCGTATATAAAATCTGCCCAAACTGCAAGAAAGGGTTCAAAACCTATGCCTCACACAACAAACGCTGCTGTTCTGCTGAGTGCGCAAAAGAACTCAGGACTAGAGAGCGCTACGAAAAATATAAGTGCATATGTAAAGTGTGCGGGATCGCTTTTTTACCGCCTCGACCATCAGAAGGTGGGTATTACTGTAGCTACAAATGTAGAGGTATAGCCACCAGGAAGGTGAGAATCCAGCGAATGGGTTATTGGCGGGTATGTAAGCCGGAACATCCGGCAGCTACCAAACAAGGCTATGTGGCAGAGCATAGACTCATAATGGAGCAGGCAATCGGTCGTTTATTGCGCGACGATGAAGAGGTACACCACCTCAACCGCGACGGTCTGGATAATAGATTGGAGAATCTACAACTGATGACGATTTCTGAGCATAGGACTATGCACGCACTAGACTCACATAGGCTCGGGAAGTTCAATACGCCGGAGATCCGCGATAAGAACCGTGCGAGAATGAAGACCAATAATCCACATATATACAATGATCGTGGTCCTAATGGTAGATATGTATCCGGCAAAGCTGGAAGGAGGGTAGACGAGTGAAACTTTCAAAGAACTTCAGTCGTCAAGAATTTCGCCTGTAAAGACGGGTGTGGCCTCGATAGCATTAGCCCACGTCTGGTGCAGATCCTCCAGGCTATTCGTGACCACTATGACAAGCCGGTGCATATCACTTCTGGCCTGCGCTGTCCCAAGTACAATCGCAAGGTTGGCGGGGCGCGGAAGTCGCAGCACATGCTTGGTACGGCAGCCGACATCCAGATTTCGGGTATTAGCCCCAAAGCCATAGCGGCTTTCGCTAACACCCTCCTGCCCCACACGGGCGGCATCAAAGCGTACTCTACTTTTACCCACATCGACGTTCGCGCCAGAACATGGCGGGGTTAGTATGAAACTTAGTGTTCAGTCTTTTTCAGGCATATCCCCCAAGACTAATCCCCGCTATCTGCCGGATGGGGGTGCCCAGGTCGCCCTCAATGTTGAAGCGTTCGGACAGAGTTTGAAGCCACTTAAAGGTCTGGGTGCACCCCTTAGTGCTTCGATCGTTGCGGGGGCTAAGACGATCTATCGTGCTGACATGGGCGGAACACCCCCTAATCAGTACTGGTTTAGCAGCCAGCGGGAAGCTAATGTTTGCCGTGGTCAGATTGCCGGGGATAGCCAGGAATGGACTTTCTTTACCACTGATGAATACCCCTCCGCAACCTACCGGGAATTGGCGATTGCGGGCGGGGCGGTTAAGAATCCGCTACCCACTGTGCGCTTGGGAGTCGCTCCCCCGGACGGGGCTTTAGCGGGTAGTGTTACTTATGTGGAGCCTATTAATACCGGGGCGTCTATTATCCTTACTGAGGGCATCATTGCCCAGATGACCACCTGGAATTACGACTCCAAACGGTGTGATGTCCAGCTTAGTATCGACAAGGGTGTGAACTGGTTTATGCCTACTACCATAGGCACTACACCTAACGCCACCTACACCATCACTGCGGCAGAGCTAGCCGCGATGATACCCTCCGCAGGCATTGGTATTTCTGTAGATGGGTTGAGGACTGCCGCCGCTTGGGGTGAGCCCGCTAGTAACTCTCAAGCCGATGTTATCACTTGTATCAACACGGCCATTTTGCGCAGTGGTCAAGCTGTCGCACAGGCAGTAGCGCAGGGGGCAGACGTTAAGGTAACGGCAACGGTAGCGGGTGGCCCAGCCACCCTGGTGATCTACTGGATTACGGCGGCGGGGAGGATTCAACACGAAGTACCGGGTACGCCCTTGAGCATGACTCTGGTGCAGAACTCGTTGAGTGGTACGCTTGTTCACGTTGATCATCCCGGGTATACGGTCACAGGTACCGACTACTACACCATCACTTGGTCGGATAACCCGCAGAAGCTCACCCTAACGACCAAGCCCTATTGCACCCTCAACGGTAACGCGCACAACAGCTACACCACACGCGCCGCTTGCGAAACTGCGGGCGGTATCTGGACAGACAATGGGGCTAAATCGAGTCTCTTGTTGAAGTATGGCCCGAGCAGTACGCAAATATTGGGGGGCCAAGGCACGACTGAGGATAAAGGTGTCTATGAGTCGCGGGTGTACGCCTTCACTTGGACTCGGACCTTCACTTATGCGGATGGCGGAACGTACGTCTGGGAGTCGGCACCTTCCCCGGCTTCGGAGGTAGCTAACGTATACTCGGATAGCACCGTTAATGTGGTGAGACGTTATTCGGGAGTCTGTAGTGTCGCGGCTAAGGATGGCACGGCTATTCACGACAAGCGCACTTGTGAGACTAACAAGGGCACCTGGACTCCGTATGACAGCGTCGGCACCTGTAGTATACCCGCACACACTAATGAGGGCGCGTGTCGCATGGCCGGAGGCACCTGGACGGTAACCTCGGGTAAAGCGCTGCCGCCCGTTATCATGCCACCTGTCGGGTGGGATGTGACGGGGATACGACTCTATCGGTCGGTAGCTGGGGTCTACCTATTTGTGACGGAGGGTCTGGTTTCCGCCTCGGATATCCATTCCGCCACAAACAACGTCTACTTTTCCGATACCTACAAATCGGACCAACTCGGTGAACCTTGCCCCAGTATATCTTGGACGCCTCCACCGACGCACACCAGTGATGGCACTACCACCCACCTACACGACATCATTAACCTACCTAACGGCATCATCGCCGGTTTCCTCGACCGTGATGTCGCCTTCTGTGAGCCCTACCGCCCCTATGCCTGGCCTGAAGAATACCAGCAGACTATCGACTATCCGATCGTGGGTCTAGGGGCAATCGACACCACCCTGGCTGTGCTAACGACGGGGAGCCCCTACTTCATTCAGGGAGCCCATCCCGCGACGATGACGGTCGTAAAGTCTGACCTTCAACAGTCCTGTGTTTCCAGGCGCTCCATAGTCAGTATGACCAATACGGTCCTTTACGCCAGCCCCGACGGTTTGATAGCCTTGACCCCTGGCGGGTCTGCGATTGTTACGGATTCGATATTCCGTCGCCAAGACTGGCAAGCACTTAGTCCATCCAGTATTCACGCCTATGGGCATGATGACAAATACATCGCCTTTCACACCCCCGTAACCCTGGATGGTGTGCTCTACACAGGTTTTATTATAGACATGCGTACCAAGCAGTTTATTCGCCATAACCTGGCCAATATTACCTGCGGTTACGCGGACCTCATTACGGACACCCTCTATCTCTGTAACGGCAACACGCTCCAAGCTTGGGAGGGTAGCGCCAATGCGATGCCAGGGGCTAAGTGGCGATCCAAAAAGTTTACAACCCCCCAGGTCACCGCCTTCACCTGTGCCCAAGTGGAATCAGAAGGGGCTACGGGTATGAAAGTCCGGTTCTATCGAGACGGAGTTAAGCTGGCAACTAACTTGACAGATGATCTCTTGACCACCGCCAATCTATCGCGTATTGACTCCCGAGATCCCATCCGCCTAGAGGCTAAGAAGGGGCGTGACTGGGAGATCGAACTCGATGTAACCCAAGAAGTTTTCAACGTATTGATCGCACAGGCTCCCAGTGAGTTAGCTACCGCATGAGCAACAATAGCCGCACTAACCTACCTACGGTAACCAGTCAGATCCCCCCGGATCTTAGGCAGTTTTTGGAGCGGGTGCGGGAGTCTCTGAGTGGCGATACCTATGTGCGCCGGACGGATTATATAGGCGGCACTGTGCCGCGTTACCCCAATGATCCTCCTGCACCTGTTGACCCACCTGGTCCTGGCCCCGGCCCTAGTCCCCTCCCCTGTGGTGATCCTGTTACTCCGACAGCCCCAACCGGATTCCATGTTGCCCCTGGCTTCAGTGGGTTTTTGCTGTCTTGGGATATGCCGGGCTATTGCGGGCATAGCCACACCGAAGTCTATGGTCTACGGCATGACGGTAGTGCGAGCGACCTGACGGTCAACAATATGCTGGGGGATTCTAAGGGGGTGATGTACTCCCATGTGGTAGATAAACCCAACGACTTCTGGTGTTTCTGGATCAAGCACGTCAATATGAATGATGTAGAGGGGCCATTTTGCGAGACCCATCTGTGCGCTACGACGGCTATTGACCCCGGCGCTATTATTGACTCGATTAAGGGACGCATTACCGAATCCGAGTTGTATCGCAACCTGGGTGAGCGCATCAAGCTGATTGATGTCACCCGACCACTCTCTACCCTAACCAATATCGCCGGTATCTCAGGTCGGGTGTTCTACTCCACTACGGCTCCGACCAATGTCACGGCTGACCCGGATCTGGCGGCGGGTGATCTATGGGTAGACACAGACGACTATGTGGGTACTCCGCCGAATGGCTACTACAAAACCTATCGCTATTCTGGATCGACCTGGATACTACTAGGGGACGTACCAAACCAACTTGGCTATGCCTTCTACAATGAACAGCTAGTGAGGGCCGATGCCGATAGTATCGAGGCTTCAAAACGTGAGGGACTATTTGCCGGGGCTTTTGCCGGGATCGGCAACACCTACAAATATTTTATACAGGGGCCGTTAAGCCATGCGCCTACGGGCACCCAGGTTGGGGATATCTGGGCCTACAAAGATCCTGAGAATGATGCGGACTCTATATTTAAGCGCTTCAATGGCAATAACTGGGTTAACACGCCCCCGACCGAGGACGCTCCAACCAATCCCAATGCCGATAGCGAGCGTCGCCCCGCTAAATTCTGGGGCAATATGGATGCGCCACCGACTGTCGGCCTGGTGATTGGCGATCAGTATCTCCACACCAAGCGTTACCTGTCTGGCACGACGCCCGATCCCAAATACAACCAGATCTACGTATACAACGCTATTGGTGCCCCTAACGGTCCTTGGGTCTTGACTACGACCGACACGGCGATGGCCGCAGCTCTGGTCTACCGGGAGCAGTATGTCCGGGTGGATGAAGACGCCAACGTGTTAGCCCAGGCTACGGAGCTTGTCTATGCCGCTGCCGGAGATTCCCGCGCAAACATCTGTCCCAACGCCAGCTTTGAAGATGACCCGTTTGATGTGATAGGGAGCACCGCTGGGTTTGCGGTTTTAGAAACTAACTTTGGGCGGGCTTACCGTAAGGTTGGCAGCTTTACCGAGTCCTTCCAGTTCATCGGAATGCCCCCCTTCCCCGTGCCGTCAGCGGGGGGACGACAGTACAGCCTGACTGGCAACGCCCGCATCTACCACCCCAATGGGGCTACGGGTAATAGTTGTCAGTTTGGGTTGATGTTTTACAGCACGGTCGATGGAACGGGAACTCCACTGGCGACGTACTACGCGCCTTCGGTAGCGACAGACCCCGCCGCTGGCGGTATGGATTTCTACTCGACCTATACTGTCAACGGTGCCACCATCAGCCAGCGCCGCAAGTTCGCATATCAGATACCCGTACTATCGCCGGTTGGAGCTCAGTCGGCGCGCTTCCTATTCCGGTGGTCGGTGTCGGGCGCGACTCAGGTTGCGTTTACCAGGCCCCAGGTCGTCGTTGGCACCCTCCCCATGCCAGCCTTCTATTACGACAGCACGTCAGCTATGGTGGCGGACGTAGCTACGGCGCGCATTGGCTATTGTACGGTGGGAACATCGGGATCGACTGTGCCGACGGACCACACCACTCGCTCAACTTGTACGGCGGCTGGCAATACCTGGCACGTGGGGTTGCCGTGGGCATCTGCTGTTAAGCAGGTTGTGATCGCTACAACAGACAAGTGTTATTTGAACGGTACGTTAGGTGACGTCCCTGATACCCAAGCGGCTTGTGAGGCCGCACAGGGCACTGGGGATTATCTGGGCATACCTGGTATCTGGGTGCCAGGCAATACAGCGGCGATCCAGCAGCAATTCGAGGCCATTCAGCGCACCACGGGTGACCTCTACGCCCAATATACGGTGAAGATTGACGTGGGAGGGCACATCGCGGGTTTCGGACTGTCGATCGAAGACCCTATTGACGGCCCCGCAACCAGCAGCTTCGGGGTACGCGCCGATCGGTTTTTTGTAGCGGGGGCGACGACGGCCAGCGCTACTCCGCCTATCAACCCCTACAAAGGACAGGTCTGGTTCTATACCGGAGCTACGGGCGGCGGGTATGTGAAAAACACGGTGTACTACTACACCGGCACAGCCTGGAGTACTAGCGCCTCCACCGCGAATGTGCCCTTTATCATCACCACCTCGCCGCAGTGCCTGGTAGGTGGTGTCAACCGTTACACGACTTATCCCACCCAAGCCGCGTGTGAGGCGACATCTGTTAAGGGCACGTGGGTGCCGATAGGCATCTATGCGCAGGATGCCTTTATTCAGAACGCGGTCATTTCCTGGGCGCAGATTAAAGAGGCGACCATTGATACCGCCTATATCACCCGGGCGGTTATTGGGAACTTAACGGCGGATGGTGTCCAGGTGGGGAACTGTATAAAGTCTGCCACTTGGTACGATCCTCCCACCAACACGATCCCTATGTGGAGTATCTGTGGTGGCGGCAATGCTGTATTCAACAACGCCAGTATTCGTGGTCAGATTGTCGGTGGCAGCGCTACCGCAGTAGATGCTGGCTCTGGTTACTTCCTGGGTTCTGTTGGCAGCTTTCGGGTGGGTGACCCTGCTGGAGCCAACATGCTCTGGACGCAGTCGGCGGGAACGCTGGCTATTAAGGGGAACCTCCGAGGCGGGTTAGCTACCAATCTGACCACCGGCACGGGCTACTATTTAGGGGCTGATGGTACGTTTCGCGTGGGCGTCCCCGGAGGAAAAAGTTTGTCCTGGGATGGGTCCGGTCTTCTTCTTACGGGCACGGCGCGTAGTACGAACTGGAACGGCACCCTTGACGCCAACGGAGTAATCCTAACCGGGGCAAGTGCCGATAACACTGGCTGGATCATTGATAACGCGGGCAACGCTGAATTCACTACGGTCCATCTGCGTCAGGGGTCGGTGTCCTCGTTCACTAAGGGTACTTCCGTCTATGACTCGACGTTCGAGGATGGTGACGGTATACCTATTATCACGGCGCGACTGGTTGCCTATGTTGATGTAACGCATCCGCTTAACGGTACGGGTGTCATCATTCAGGGCGCAGTAGACCTCAAATCCAAACTTGCCCATAAATATGGAGCAGCAGTCTACGTCACCCGCAGAGCGCCCTCAGCTATTAATCCGTTAGCCGATGGCCACACCGGAAGAGTCCTGGTCTATGAAACTGCACCCACCGATGCGTTGATGGCTGCGAATGGGCTCAGTAACCTGGCTACCGGGGACTATTGGTATCGAGAGAGCAACGGGCTATTTTCTCGGTACACGGGGTCCGCGTGGGTGACAGTTATCATGACGGTTCTTGACGGGCTCGGTGTAGCGTTACCGTATGTTGGCAGCTCGATTAATGCCTGGGTAAAACCCGGGCAAGAAGCGGCTCCGCTTTATTTCTCCAGACCTTCCGGCTTTATCGTGGATAGCACCAGCTCAGTCACTTTCAATAGTGGACGAACTGTACGGTATAGCTACTACGTACATAATAAAATGGATATAGGAAAAATATACTGGGGGGCAGGTCAGATATTGGCTGTAATGATGAACCGATGACTCTGGGACGCATCCTGTGGAAGTACCGAGGTCAGGCGCTGACCCCGGATCTCATTGCCCGCATTCTCTACCTCACGGAACGGGGGCTACATGGCCATGATCACTACCAACAGTCTGCTGGGTCACAACCAAGGACCGACACCAGCAATTTTCGGGGACTAAACGATGAATCTCGCTGACATCTTGTGGCGTAACCAGGGTAACGTCCTAACCCCGGAGCTGATCACGGGTCTGTTATATGCTGACCGTCTGGTAACCTGCGAAGTGCCGATAGCAATCCAAGGGGATTGGGTTGCCAAGCAAGCGGGTAGCCGTCTGGTGCTTGATCAACATGAACGGGTAGCCAAGTGGGTAGCCGAGCAGACTGATTGTTCGGACCATGCCTGGGCCGGGTATGTCTGCCTGGGGATGGAAGATGCCACAGGTGAGTTGGTGGCCGGGATCGTGTTGGAGTCATACAACGGGGTCAACGCCAACGTCCATATCGCGGGGATTGGCAAGAACTGGATGTCGAAAAATATGTTACTGACCTTCTTCATCTATACGTTTAACCACCTCAAACTTATCCGGCTAACGGGATTGGTAGCGGCATCCAACAAAACAGCTCTAGATTTTGATTACCATGTCGGCTTCAAGCATGAAGCGACGCTCAAGGATGCGGCTGTTGACGGTGATATGGAAGTCTTAGTCATGCGTAGAGAGGATTGTAGATTTCTGCGCTACCTTAATGATGCTGGCGATAGTGGGTCCGTTTGAGTTGAACCGCCTAGCGATGTGTGCCGTAGGAACACCCAGTTTGGACAGAGCGACTATCTCTGGTGTGTGGACGCGCAACGCCTCTGTACGCTTGTTGTGTGGAGGTTTTGGCCCACTTGGTAATCTGGTGTACTCACCAATAGCGACTAAGAACCTACGAACAGTCATAGGATCGCAGTTGAAACTTTTGGCGATGGCTTTTAGCGTTTCGCCGTTTGCGCGGCGGGCGAGGATACTCCCTCTTTGGTTATGGAGCTTACTAGCGACATACGGCCCAGGCCCACTGGTTGAGCTGCGCCCTTTGTACGCCATATCAGTCATATTATCCTGGTGGGTTCCCAGAAATAAATGCTCCGGGTTCACACAAGATGGGTTATCGCAGTGGTGGCATACACACAACCCTTCTGGTATTTCCCCCTTGTACACACACCAGGCGAAACGATGGGCAAGCATCATGCTTGCTGGCCGGTTAGGTCGGAAGGCTCCGTACCCCTTGGAGGTTTTCCCTCCAACCCATGTCCAACAGCCGGTGTCTGCTTGCTTAATAACCTTAGTAAGAAACCTGTCAAGAGACGAAGCCCTCATGGCTGAAGCCCTCAGTGTAGTTTCTTGTAACTATAACACTAAATAGGAGTATAACCAAGTGGGCAGTAAAGCACAAGCGGCCCCGGATTACTCGTCACTAGCCAACGCTTCTGAGGAATCCGCCCGCATCATGGCGGGGTTAGGACAGCAGCAACTGGACTTCTCGAAGCAGCAGTACCAGGACATGCTGCCGTTCTTGTCCGGCATCGCTACCGATCAACGTGCCATGGCCCGTCAGCAGATGCAGCAGGGTCAGGACTACTACGACTACCAGACCCAGACGTTCAGACCTCTGGAACAAAAGATGGTCGCGGATGCGGCCAACTACAACACCGAGGCCAAGCGCGAAGAGTTAGCCCAGCAAGCGGCGGCTGATGCCGGGCAGGCCTACCAAACGACGCAGGCGGCGAACGCTCGCAACATGGCGTCGATGGGGGTCAACCCTAACTCGGGTCGCTTCGCAGGTCAGCAACGGGCTAGCGAACTGGGGCTGGCCGCCCAAAAGGCTAATGCCATGACTGCCACTCGGCGCCAGGCTGAGCAGTTGGGGTGGGCCAAGCAACTGGACGCGACGGGGCTAGGGCGCAATCTGCCAGGGGCCTCACAAGGTGCCTACGGAGGTGCCCTGAACGCGGGTAACTCAGCCGGCAACAACATGCAGCAACCCGGTCAGAACTACCTGGCAGGGCTAGGCCAGGGTGCGGGGACCATCGGTCAGGGACGTAATATGTACCAGAGCGGGTTGGGCATGGCCCTCAACGGTCAGGCTAACATGTACAACAACGCCCAATCCCAAGGCAACCCCTGGATGCAGATGCTGGGGATGGGTGTTGGCGCTTTCCTGTCATCGAAGGATAAGAAGGAGAAGCTCGGTACGGTTGACGCCCAGGCGGTATCTAGAGATGCCGCTAAGATCCCCGTGGATCGGTGGACCTATAAGCCGGGTATGGGCGATGGTAGTACCCACATCGGTCCCTACGCTGAGGACATGGCCAAGCGCGGCGCGGCTACCCCCGACGGCAAGGCGATCGATGTCATATCGTCCCTCGGGTTGAACATGGCAGCCATCAAAGGGCTGAGTCAGCGGGTGAACAAGCTGGAGAGAGCTAATGGGTAACTGGGCCAACGACATTTTCAGAGGCTTCGCTCAGGGCGATATGGTGGCCAACGCTTTCGATAAGCGGGTGGAGGATCGTAAGAAGTCGAAAACCGCTGAAACCATCACTACTGAGGCCAGGAAGAAGCTCTTCGATGTTGAGGATAAGGGTGGTCTCGGCAATTGGTTGTGGGATAAGGTGGGTCTCGGTGACCCCCCTCAGTTGATCAATAAGGCCGAAGCCCTCGCCCCGCAGACGACACCGACCCCAGCCCCAGCAGCCGTTGAGGCTCCAGACATCCCGATCCCAGTGGTCTCTCGGGCGCAACCCACGCCCTTGGTAGCCGTAGCTCAACAGGCGCCAGGTGACCTACCAGAGAGCCGAGTAAAGAGACTTATCCGTGAGCAGGGAGTCAACGTATGAACAACTTTGAGACCGCGCCCACTCTTGGCGTGATCGGCAGGCCACCCACTGAGGCCCCCTCCCCGGTGCGTGAGGTGGTACAGCAGGCGCCTAGCGTAGCCCAACCGCCACCTAAGTTTAAGCTGCCCCCGGTAGAGGAGATGGTCAACGACTATCAGCGTTGGACGGCGATGGCCTCGGACCCGGAAGTGGCCAAAGAGGTAGCCCCCCAGCTTCAGGCCTGGCGAAACCTGGCCATGCAGCAGCACGCTGCACAATTCAAGGGAGATCCCATGGCCAGCCCGGAGCAGGCCGCGGCCTACGCCCGTCACATGGGCCAGATCCAGGGCCAGCTCGGGGCTCCTATGCCGTGGGAAGAGGCGGCTAAGGTTGCCGAGTATATCAGCGGCACCAAGGCGAAGATGCCCACCAACTTTATGCAGAGCATGAACCGCTACGACAAGAGCGGGGTGCAGCCCTTCGTGGATGACATCTACGGTCCTGACTGGCAGCTCCAGAGCCTCGCGCCGGGTCAGGCCAACGTCGGGGGCAATATGGTGGACGTGCCCACTATCACCCTCGTCAACAAGAAGACGGGTGAGACCAAAACCCACAACTCGCTCGATGTGTCCTCACTGTTCGGTAACTTCGAGGGTCAGGTCAAGGTCGCCGAGCTAAACCGTAAGCGCGAGATCGAAGCGGCACAAGCTGACTTCCAGATGGCCAAGGCTCAGCAGGACCCCGTTGCCGCAGCCGCCGCCTTCGAACGTCTCAACGCCTTGCAGGGTGGTACGAGTGGGGGTCGCAGTGGTCCGGTCGGGGCTAGCGCCATGGCCCACATGCCCCTGGTGCAGTCAGCTATCCAGCAGACGGGGGCCAGCATCGACCCCCTGTTCGCCATATCGATCCTCAATGCTGAATCGGCAGGCGACCCCAAGGCGCGCTCGCCCAAGAATGCGCAGGGCCTCATGCAGCTTATCCCTGCTACCGCCCAACGCTTCGGGGTGACCAACCCCTACGACCCCCAGCAGAACGTCCTGGGCGGTGTTAGGTACCTCGATTGGCTCAACAAGCGCTACAACGGCGATCTCGAGAAGGTGGCCGCCGCTTACAACGCGGGTGAGGGGACTGTCGATAAGTACGGTGGCGTACCCCCCTATGCCGAGACCCGTGGCTATGTCCAGAAGGTCCTCAAGACCTACAAGACCCATCGCCAAGGCCTCAACCCGAACGAGGACCCGGCTGTGGTCGGAGCCAGGCTCTTGACCGGGGGGGCCCCCGCGGATGGAGGGCGAGGTGTTGAGACGGGTGGTCTGACCAAGGTCCAACAGGAGATGCAAGCCAAGTGGCTCCAAGCCCGGGAGAAGATACGTCAGGATCAACTGGGGGAGCAGGAGACGGCGAGACGACTAGC